TGGCTCAACCGGCAGGATTTGACGTCCACCATTCCCGACTTCATCAGCCTGGCAGAGGCTCAGATCGAGCGCCAGCTTCGCACCCGCCAGATGATTGTGCGAGCCAATGCGTCATTTGCGGCTGCTGCTGAATATGGCACTGTGCCTGATGACTTCTTGGAGGCCAAGGCCATCAAGATCAACACCAATCCAGTGACCAATCTGACGTTTCAGACCATTGACGCCATGGATCAGTTGGCCAACACCACCTACTTGTCCAGTGGCAAGCCACTGTATTTTTCGGTGGTCGGAAACCAATTCCGATTGCTTCCAATTCCTGATGGTGCATACACGGCAGAGCTGGTCTATTACGCCAAGTTGACAAAGTTGTCATCCACAGTGGCAACCAACTGGCTGCTGACACAAGCGCCTGACGTTTATCTTTACGGCGCTTTGTTGCAGGCCGCGCCATACCTGCAAGACGATGCGAGAATCCCAGTGTGGTCATCGCTTTACCAGGCAGGACTAGATCAGTTGCAGATTGCAGATGATCGCGGTTCTACATCGGGCGGTGCGATTTTGGCAAGAGCAAGGACATTTGGATGATGATTACCACCACCAAGGGCGAGATGGACGAGTCACTGCTTGAAAAGCGTGAAGGCTCTCTCGACAACGATACCGAGACAACGAGCTGGGTAGAGTATTGGTTGGATGGCGAGATGGTGCATCGGTCTGTCCACATGGCTCTCAAAAGCAGTGTCTTTGCTGATGGAATCAGTCAACAAATTTAAGGAATAAACCATGGCCAATACACAAGCGATGTGTACGAGTTTCAAGGGCGAGCTGCTGGTCGGCCACCACAATTTCGGTACTGGTGTTGTTCGCGCAGCGACCACCGCCGACACATTCAAGGCCGCCTTGTACTTGGCCTCTGCCACTGTCAATGCTTCAACCACGGCCTACAGCTCATCTGGTGAGGTGACAGGCACAGGCTACACCGCAGGCGGCGTGACAGTGACATTTGGCACGCCACCAAGCACAAGTGGCACGACAGCTTTTGTGACGCCCAGCGCCAGCATCAGCTACTCAGCCGTCACATTGTCAACAGCATTTGATGCGGTCCTGATCTATAACTCGACCCAATCAGACAAGGCAGTCAGCGTCCACACATTTGGCAGTCAGACAGTGACTGCTGGGACATTCACCCTGACCATGCCGGTCAACGATGCAAGCACTGGCCTGATCAGGCTGGCTTAAAGCAGGGGCAGCAACATGGCTGCATATGGAACAGGCTATTACGGGCTTGGCGTCTACGGCATAGGCAATGTCGTTATCAGTGGCAATTCGTCTACTGCTGCTGTTGGCAATTTACTAGCAGACCGATCAATCCAAGAAGATGGAACGATTGCCACAGGCAATGTGGGCACAGTCGGGCTGACTGTCTCAATTGCCATCACTGGCAATGCGTCCACCTGTGCTGTTGGCTCTGTACTGGCAACATCCACCAATGCCGTCACCGGCAATGCGTCAACCTTGGCGGTTGGCAGCGTCACGGCTACCAGGGTAGTTGACCTGGCTGGCAATGCCGCGACTGGCGCCGTTGACTCGGTTGGCATCACCAGCACCATGGCCATCACCGGCAATGCCGCCACTGGCGCTGTTGGGACGGTTGGCGCAGAGGTTATTTCGTTCCAAGCAATTACTGGCGTTGATGGCACAGGATCTGTCGGTACTGTTGGCAATGTCGTATCCATTGGGATCACCGGCGTTGAGTCCATTTGCGCTGTTGGTGTGATGATTGGATTTGGCTGGGGAGCCATTCCAGACACCAGCGAGAGCTGGACGCCGGATTCAGACACATCGGCAAGCTGGACACCAGTCGCTGATTCATCTGAGAGCTGGACACCTGTTTCGGACTCATCAGAAACTTGGACTGATTTAGCAGACAATTCAATCACTTGGCAAGAGGCCGCATAGGAGTTTTCATCATGGCAGATACCACCACCACCAATCTATTACTCACAAAGCCCGAAGTCGGTGCTTCAACAGATACCTGGGGAACAAAGATCAATACCGACTTGGACAGCTTAGATGCTGTCTTTGCGGCTGCTGGCACAGGCACATCTGTTGGCTTGAATATCGGATCTGGCAAGAAGCTAAAGCTGGTTGGCGATGTCATTGACACCAATGGCAATGAGTTGCTCAAGGTGTCTGCAACAGCATCTGCTGTAAATGAGTTGACACTTGCTAATGCAGCCACTGGCGGTGCGCCAGTGCTATCTGCTACAGGCGGCGACACAAACATTGGAATTGGACTGACGCCAAAAGGCACTGGTGGAGTCGTATTCCCAGCAGGCGCTGTAGGCACACCATCCATCACCACTACAGGCGACACCAACACAGGCATCTTTTTTCCTGCGGCTGACACTATTGCCTTTGCTGAGGGTGGTGCGGAGGCTATGCGGATTGACTCTAGTGGTAATGTGGGGATTGGTACGAGTTCGCCTGCGAGCAAATTAAGTGTTAGCGGCGATGTTCAGGTTCTGTCTACAAACTACTTAAATTTTACAAACACAGCGCAGCAGACTTATGTGCGTGCGCCAGCAAGTAACACACTTGCATTTGGCACAGATTCCACCGAACGCGCCCGCATCGACTCCAGCGGTAACTTGCTGGTGGGGACGACGAGTAATGCACTCGGCTTCAAACTGTATGTAAATGGCGGCAATGACAGGGGTATGTTTCTAGATGCGCCTTCTGGTTCAGGTGTTTACACAACAATGAATTTTGCACAAAACGGCGCTATTCAGACACAGCTTTTTTGGTTTAGCACTACAGATGAGTTCCAAATCCAAAACACCTCTGGTGGCGTAAAGCTAACCAATGGTGCGACTTCTTGGGCTTCCGCTTCTGATGAGCGACTGAAAGACATCATTGAGCCAATTACAAACGCTGCTGAAAAAGTTAGTTCATTGCGAGCCGTGATTGGAAAATACAAGACAGACGCTGAAGAAAAACGACGCACTTTCTTAATTGCTCAAGATGTTCAGGCGGTTTTGCCAGAAGCGGTTTACTCGGCGCAACAAGCAAGGTCAGAGGATGAAACAGAATATTTGCATTTGCAGTACACCGACACCATCCCGCTTCTGGTTGCCGCAATCAAAGAACAGAACCAACTCATCACCACCCTGACTGACCGCATCACAGCACTGGAAGCAAAATGACAACTACTTGGACAATCTCCCAACTTGACCGTCAAACATCTGATGGATTTGTAACCACTGCCCACTGGCAAGTCACAGCAGTTGATGGTGAATACTCAGCATCCACCTATGCCACCTGCTCATGGTCTGATGGCACTCCAACTGTCGCCTATGACCAGTTGACACAAGAAACTGTGTTGGGTTGGATTTGGGCTAATGGGGTGGACAAGGAAGCTGTTGAGGCTTCTTTGGCGGCACAAATTGAAGCGCAGAAGAATCCAACTACTGCCACTGGAGTGCCTTGGTGAACGAGGTGGAAAAGGACTTTGCTGTGCATGAAGCAGTTTGCGCTGAGAGATATGCCGCCATTGAGAAAGCCTTTGTCGAAGGTGATAGACGCATGACGCGCATTGAGTATTTGCTTTATGTCGTAATTGGTGCGGTGCTGTTGGGGCCAGGCTTTGTCGGCACGATTGTCAACAAACTGATAGGCGCGTGAAATTGATCCGATCAGCCTCCTCTTCGCTGCCAATGCCTGCGTTAAGGGGATCACTGAGCTTTGCTCTTTGTATAAAGAGGCCAAGACAAGTTTTCTTGAAGTCAAAAGCACAGTCGATGAAGCCATTGGGGATGCCAAGGCTGCTAGATCTTGGTGGCAAAAGCTGTTTGCTCCAAAGCCAGCAGCCACCACGTCCAAGCCTGTGGCGAAAAAGAAGGAAAAGTTCGTTGCCTATGACGAGACTCAGGCAATGGCCGACATCATCAAGCAGCTCAGTAAGTTCTGGGCTTTGCAGGATCAGCTAAACGCATATTTGCGCGAGGAGGAGGAGAAGGCCAAGGTCTACGATCCCAGCATCAGCAACGCGCAGATGATGGAAAGCGCGATGAATCGCGTGATGTGCAGGCAGCAGATGGAGGAGTTATCGACAACCATCAGGGAGATCATGGTGTACCAGACACCTGGCCTTGCTGATCTGTATTCGCAGACTTATGAGATGCGCCAGGTCATCTCAGAGGAACAGGAAAAAGCTAGACTCAAGGAGGAGGCGCAGAAGAGGCAAGACGCATGGCTACACAGGCAAGAGGAAAGAAACCTGCAAGCAAAACTGGCAGCAGTGGTGGCGACTTCTATATTCCTCCTGTACCTTTGGCTGTGGTTCCTGTTCGTAAGTCAGTGGGGGAAGAAATAGTGGGCTGGATATTTTGCTGTATTCTGATTGCGGCCCTGCTCCCCTTGGGTGCAATGCTTTATCTCGACATCTTGGAGGTGAAGCATCAGGTGAAACAAGAGGTGGAAAAGGTAGAACGGTTAAGAAGACAACTGGAACAGGAGAGACGCAAAAATGACAAGACATGAACTTTCACTGCTGGCGCTGACTGTTTGCGTTGGCATCCTCTGCGGCTTGCTGGCTGGCTGCGAAGATCGGTTCCGCTATAAGTGTCAAGATCCTCAAAATTGGGAACTTGCTGAGTGCAAGCCGCCAATCTGTACAGCCACAGGCACATGCCCTGACCAGTTAATCAAACCCGAACAGGAGAAGAAGTGATGGCAACCATCGGATACAAACCAAATAATCGTCTGTCTCCAGAGGAGATCGAGGCTCGCGTGTGGGCTTGGGTGATCTTCGTGATCTCTGTCATCTTGTTGGGTTCATGTTTTAGTTTCATCTATTCTGTGACGTTTGTCACCCAGCCCATGTCATCTATGGCGCCCATCGACAAGGTATACACGAAGATGATCAACGACATCATGCTGCTGTGCACTGGCGTCTTGGGCGGTGTGGCTGGCCGCAAGGCCGTGTCTGCTGCTGTTGCCACAGCTACCGCCAAGGCAGAGAACATTGACAGCGACA